GTTCTCAAACCTCCACGCCACGCGGCGTAACATGGGGAGAACCAATGCAGGTAATGTGGTATAGTAACAGTAGCGGGAAAGCCACTGTTGACATCAATACCTTTCGGATCAAATCCAGGCCAATAACCTATGGCCTTGTCGCGCAAATTAGTTTGCGTTATAGTACCTGCTGTCGGGGCTCTAAAAACCCACGTACGGTGATGTACATAACGACGCATTAAGTCTCGCAGACTTTTTGGCGACTCCCCGAAATAGACATTCATAGTCTGATCGCTCTCTTCAGAAGTAACTGCTATATCCTGAATCCCCCCGGGGTCTACAGGTATATCAGTTGCTCCCATAGTAGTCCCAGACGGAGCTTCTTCTATTGTTCCAGATTGCGGACAGTAACCGGTATAACCGGTACTCCGACGCTTATATTCAGACAAGGGCTTGTCCTTTAATGAAGGTAGGGGTGTACCCTCCTCCTCATCCTCAGGGATAGTTGTTAATGGATCGCCTAGCTCTGGGAACAAAGAATATAGATGAAGTGTGGAAGGATTTGGCGAAGCAAACTTGATATCAGGCACACAAGAGACATAGACATTAAAAGAAATATCCGTGTCTGGCGCTGGCGCTACCAAGCTATTCACGACATCCACCTCCAGTATTCCATTCCATTTGTTGTCAAATGAGGTTGATAAACGCGAAGTATTATAAATAGTATCTTTTCTGACAGGTAACATAACCTCAGTCTGCAACCAAGGTTGAGACTGACCCCATCCTATGACCACTTCAAAATCATCTTCTTCAGCCAAATCAACCACTCGCGAATATACAGTATTATACTCGACAGTGCTACCATGCGATTTAGGATCCCAACGCAAAAGAATTCTTCCTTTATGGAAATTACTCTTGACAGCTTGAAATCTAAACTTTATGGAACCCTGCCAATACTTAAACGCCTGCGCTAAATAGCACATCGGGGTGGCGTGTAATTCCGCGCTGATTCCTGAAACAGTATCATAGAGGGAAGGACCCACTCTACAGTTCCACAAAAGGGTATCGGGAGCTTGCGTGGAGGTCATGGAAAAATTGGTTAAGTAAGATTCGCGACATGCGAAATCTACTATACCCATTTGATCTTGACCATCTAGTCCAACCGTTCTAGAATCTATTGTCAACTCCTGCTTTGAATCTAAAGACAACTTATTAACAGCATCAGCTGCATCCGTATTGGATAAATTACCAGTAGGACTAGGTTTTTGTAAAACCATGTCTGTAACTACTGGTGGTCGCGAATATCCAAAGTTGGATGCCATTTGACCGACACCTTTAGCCATCATCTCAGTAGCTCTTGCATACGGTGCTATACTAGGTAAATTAGTGAGAGCCCCTGCTGCATGAGCTATTGCCGAAGCAGGTTTAGAAATGATCCCCTTGCCATATTCGTCACTTGCAGCATTCATTTTCCCAGACTGGGGTGAATAGTCGCGTGCTGCAATAGCATTAAGACTGGTCGGGACAGTTAGAGTAACATCTGATGCCCATACGAACACGGTTACAGTAACCGGATCATCTCCTCCATTTGCGTGCTTAAGGTTGCCAAATGACTTTGCCACAAGTTCCCCCATCATGGATGAATCATTATCCGTCAAGGATATATAATTATTGTGGTAGAAAAATGGCATGTCAATCTGACCACCCGAGTTATTTGTAGGGTTCAAGAATATGTGAGGTTTCTGGGACGCTCCGATAATATCTTGGTCTAAGAAATTCCTCTCCACTGTCACCTCATCATATAGATAGGGATTGTAAGATACAATAGCCCTGCCATAGTGAAATCCTGTTCCTGAAATAACAAATTTGGCATGCAAATTCATACGCAACAATTCATAATAAGATGTTTTCTCTTTAACTCTAGCATTTGCTAAGAACAACTCCCACGGGTTAAATCTCTCAAACAAAGGCTGTCCAACGACCCACTGAGTTTCAAGAACTTTAACGGGCCGACCTAAGAAATCTCCTAAATCTGAATCATTGTTGTTGGCTAAATTATACGTAGCGTCGCGACTCTCCGATATGGAGGTAGTCCAACCAGCCAACTGGTCGGAGAATCCAGTAATGGATTCCAACTTTTGACCACTACCTTGGGCAATGGTAGTACCAGGCTCGCCAGCCTGTGGTACATAATCGCTGGATTTTAAGTCTTCAGCAGACTCTACTTTATTAAAAGTGTTAGTGAGACGCTTTATTTATACAGGTAGCATCCTTGCCTCAAAGGACACTCCTATCGCACGTTTTATTGCAGTGGGACTCTGCGGTAACTAAATAGCACTCAGGTTTCAATACCCCCCATTCCTATCGCAAGCATTCCAAGTCGTAATAAACGGGCTAAAATACGAACTTGTATGTAACCAATACGATAAGTGTGATTTTGGCTTTTCCGTAGAACTACGACACTCACACGCGCCGCGCCCAGTTTAACGACATGGTGGTCGGGGATGAGACTTACCACAAAATGGGTACAGTCTCAAGAAAATCCGTGTATGGAGCGGGGAACACGGGATCCCCATACATGTGCACTAATT